TTTAGATTAAACAAGCCATGTGTTGCAATTGCATCACGTTCTGCTTGATCTAAACTACGTTCTCTACGACCCCAATTAGATGTAGAATAATCTGCATACTGACCTTTTGTAGATTTTACAATCTTAAAGTCTGTACCAGCTTCGTAATCGGTAGGGATTTCTTGAAACTCAGGATCCATAAGTGCTGAACTGATAATCTTATAAATTTGAGGTGAAATTACGAAACGTCTGATAGGATTCTCAGGTACTGAGTCTTCCTGCATTTCGCTTTGTGATACAAATCCTTGGAAAATGTATGAACGTTTTTTCCAATACTTACGTCCCATATCTTCCATAGTAGGATCTTTAAACCAAGGACGAATTTCAGCATGGACTGGGCATTGCTCTCCCCACATTTCCACACATGGAACTTGTACTGTTACTGGTTTATTTTCGTCTCCGCCTTTTACTCCTGGAAATTGAAGACGGATCATTTGACGCTCTTTCCAAAAGAACGTATTGTTCTCATCTGCGTCTGGTAAGAATCTCAATGATGCTGATGTGCCTTCTGGAATGTTCCAGTGTGCGAAGATTGCGTTGTCGCCGCCGCTATTACTAGAGCCTGTGCTCTTTTTATCTTGTGCCTGTAATTTTGCACGGATTTCTGCTAAAGATGCCATTGTTAGTTTCTCCTATTTTAGCCTTTATTAGTAGCGAAACATTATTGTTTCACTTTGTTTTTTAACTAACCTCTCGTTAGTCAAATAGTTTTGCCTTTGTTAGCCTTTACAGTATACATTTTATAGTACTTACTGTCAAGTACTTTTTACTGAAAAATTTATGAAATTTTTCTACGTAAATCATTTACAACCGATTCAGCAATACTTTCTGCTGGTTCCGCTTGTTTTTCTGACGTTTTATTGTTTTTATCTAAATACATAACAATTTTCGCCAATAACATAACTGTCTTTTCTGGCATGTTATGTAATTCTGTTCCTAAGTGACTTAGCAAGTTAAATGCTTCGTCGTTCTTGCTAGACATAGCAAGATAAGATAGCATACTGCTTAGTTTTGCCATTGCACCCATTCCACCTGAATATTTAACTGGATCTTCGTTATCAGGATGTTCTGGATCGTTTGGATCAATACTAAGTTTAAAATCTTCTTTGTTTTTAATCATATCATACAGTCTGCTTAGATATTCTTTTGTTAGATCTGTCATACTATCTCTCTCCTTCACAATACGTGCTACGGTTTCTAATACTGCGTCCATATTTGCAGCTTGAAATGTATTGTACATGAATTTTCCAGTAATGTCAACCTCTTTGTCTGAATTTTCTACAATCGGCGTAGAAGAACTCTGAAAGTTGTTATAACCTCTAGAGGTCTGAAGACTGTGTACTGTTTGTTTTAATTCTTTTAACTTTAATTTAACGGTTTCAACAATATCCATGTTTCCTTCGTTAACTAATTTATTTGAACGTACATGACGTACAAATTGGTTGCATTCTGCTACTTCTTTGCAGATACTTATAATGGACTCACCTATTTCATCATATGGTGTTCCGCCCATACTTACATGTTTAGCCATTGCCTTAGCACCAGCTAAATATTTGTGTGGAAAGCTAAATCGCTCACCTGCAGAATTCTCAATAAATAATGCTTTGATATTACGTGATCTACTACCACGTATTTCTTCATTAACACCTTTTGAATGTTTAATGATAAGTCTAGTTGACTCTGGTAATTGTATATAACTTGTTTTTAAACTTCCTGTTGCACGTGCATAGCCTTCTTTAACTGTTTCACTTGCGAAGTCTTTTGGTGCTATATTTTTATCAAATTTTCTTATTGTATATTCTGCCATAGCGTTATGTCCTGCTTTCTTAATACTTGCTAAAAGATCTTTATGTTTATCAAAACTGAAATCTGCTCCTGCTTGTACAACGACTTCTACTTCATCATTTTCTGTTCGTATAGTGACTAGAAAATCTTGATCATAAGCATAAAATCTTGCTGACTGATCTGCGTCTAAAGTCTTGTTGCCTTCAAAATCAAACAAACGTAACTTAATGTTCGCTCCTTTAATAATGTTAAAAATTTCTGTTGATAGTTGCATCTTTATAGTATTCCTTTAATGTATTTATCAAATAAGTGCTATAGTAAGCTAAAAGGCATTGGTTCCATACCGTCATCATCGTCAAAGTCTTCATTTAAATACTCAAATGCACTTTCTTCGTACTTAGATACTTCCATGCTCATTCTTACTATAAGAACTAATGCCATTACAAGGTCATCATTCTCACCATCTTTGGCAGAATAGCTATTACCTCTAGCGATAAATGTTTTTAATTCTCTTAATAGCGGTTTACTTGCTATTTCTAATTTTTCTGTTTCAATCCAATGCTTTAATTTACTACATGCTGATATTTTACTTTTATGTGTAGTAGTAAATCCACGTCTATAACGTTTAGCATTACCATGTGCTTTTGTTTCGCTTAAGAATGTACCAGGAAAGTGTTCTTCACCTGTTTCTTCTACTACGACTAGTGCTGCTTCACCTAATGTATTGTTTTCCATACTGTAGTATATTTCACAGTCGCCGCTTGTTTCACTTTCAATGTACTGTGCAATTTCTCTTAATATTTTTACTTGACCTTGAACTGTAGTTCTATTATGCATCCATTCTGCAACTTGTTTCATTCCTGGCATACTGTATACTTGTATAGCACTATTATCTCCTCCTGTACCTAAACTAGGATCTAATGCTATTACGTATAACTTTCCTTTTGCAATAGGAGCATACCAACGCACTTGTCCTGCTTTGGCATATGGATCACGTGCTTCCATATTACTAAGTCTAATACTATCTATAAGTGTTTCATCAAATGCAATGAACTCACAATTATGTTCACGTCTAAATCTTTCTTCACCAATTTTACCTTGTTCAATTTCTGCCCATTCCCAATCTCTATCTGGATGTACTTCCCAATTAGCTAGATAATGTGCAAATCCATTAATACCTTGTTTAGTTTCATTTCCATGTTCATCTTGATTTTTATTAGCATCTCTCCAAATCTGTGCAAATTGGTCGTCATCCATATTTGGTGTTGATGTGATAATACATTTACCACCTGTTGCTAGTGTAGGTGAAAGTGAAGTCCAAAATTCTTTAGCAATGTTTGGTCTAACAAATGCAAACTCGTCTAAGTATGCTAACGATATAGACAAACCACGTCCAGTATTTTCTGTTGTACTCTGTGCTACAATACGAGATCCGTTGTCAAATTCCAACGATCCTTTGTTATATGCAGTAACACCAGCTCTAATAAAATCAGGCAGTGTTTCGTACGCAAAACGTATACGTTGCATAATTTCACTAGCACCACTATATTTGTGTGCCGCTATAAGAATAGTTTGATCTGGGTTAAACATTGCATACCATAGCAAGTATCCTGCCGCACAAGTACTTTTACCTGTTTGTCGTGCAAGCATACTAATACTGTATCTATTATTGTGATATGTATCCACTAGATCTTCTTGGAAATCATATAACTTAAATTTCATACGACCTTTTGTAGGATGCTGAATATAACAGTGTTCCTTCATAAAGTGTTTAGGATCTTGTGAACATAGTGCAAGTTCTTGAATTTGCTCTTCTGTATAACGTTCTTTTTTGTAAGGGGTTTTGGTTAATTTTGTATCTACTGCCATAATATTATTTATCTACGTAGTTAACAAAGAAAAACAGCGTAGACTAGCTACGCTGTTTAAGGGGGATGTTATATTATTTTTTATTTTTAGATGTTTTATATGCTTCTTTGATATCTTCAACTTTATGTTCTTTTAAGCCTACTTTCATATCTTCTGCATCTAAATATCTTTTTAAACTTAGGTTCACGCTTTGTGCAAAATTTTCGTATGGTTCACCATGTGATGTAGCTTCTTCTTCTGCTGCACCTGCTGGTGTATTTGCCCATTCGTCTAATTTTTCTTTAATTTTTTCTTCGCTCAAACCTGAGTTTTTCATTAAATTAATTAATTGTGTTGTATCCATAGTTGGTGCCTCTTCAATGTTTTCTTTTTTATGTGAATCACAGTCGCAACCTGGTTTTGGATGATCCATATCGCATCCACAAGTACCACATTTTTCTGTAATAACTGCTTCTTCAACTTTATCATCTTTATCATCTTCGTCATCTTTTTTAGCACCTTTTTTAGAAGCTAACATTTTTGCAAATGCGTCCTTTTGTGCTTGGCTTTGTGCTTCATTGACTGTTTCTTCATTAACCCAATGGTCGCCACTTTCATCATGACAATCATTACTGCAATCGGTAGTAGGATTATGTAGTTTATCTCCACAGTCTTTACAAATTAATGTACCTTCTGCAATTTCTGTTTCCATTAGTCCTAGTTCTTTTAATCTAGCTTCGATTGCTGGTCTTGCATCTGCATCTGGTCCCATGTCAACTGACATTTCGTGGAATGTATCAAATAACTCATCGTCACCTAATAAACCATACATTACGTCACATGCGTTATCGCCGTCTGCGCCTACTAATAGTGGCTCTGACATTACTTCTTTTAATTTTTCTACTTGTTCTGGAGTTTCTGGAACTGCCCATGTACCTTCTTGTACAGTTGAGTCAGCTAGTTTATCTCTACCCCATTTAAATTTACCATCTGCGCCTGGTTTCATACGTTTAGTAATTGCTCCATTTACACCTAGTCCATCGTTTTTACGTGCATCTGCTTTTGCTGCATAAAATGGATTATCTGCATGTGTATATGAACTATCACCTGATACTTTACGTACTGCGTCTTGTGGCATTGTAGCATTGCTTTTGCCTACTTTAATAGCGTTCGCTGTACTTGCTACTTTATTGTAACGATCTTGATAGTTTTCTACTTGGTATGTTTTACCATCTACTTTAAATTCTTTTTTGCCTTCTTTTCTGGCTTTTTCTAATTCACCTGAGAATTCATTACCTTCTTCAAAGTTTTCATCGTCATCACCATAATCGCCATCTTCACCTGGGTGGTTCATGTCGTTGTGTCTACGGAAGTCTGCTACGAAATCTTTAATTGTGTCGCCATCTAAATAACGAATTAATTCGCCAAGTACTGGATGATCTGAATCACATCCTAAATCATCGCATAAATCCAAAATTGGATCTGCAAATTCTCCAACTGCTTCAGTTGTACCAACTTCTTCAGTTGTTGCTGGAATTTCTTCTTTCATTTCTCTTTCTGCTGGAGCCTGGCTTTGAGCTCTGTCTGTGCCGTGGCTAGCAAGTTTTAATATTCTGTCTAAATCACTCATTGCCTTTTTCCTTTTCTTTTTTGAGTTTCGCTAACTCTTTAATAAATTTACTGTTGTATTGATCACCGTAATGATCTTCTGCTTTAACTTTTTCTGCCTCGGAGTAATCACCATCTTCTAGTACGCTCTTGATTTGTAAGCCTACTGCTGGAATTGCTTCGTCTGGTTCATGTGCACCTTTTACTTTAAGTACGCCGTCTGCTAGTCCAAGCATATTACGGATGTCATTTTGTATTTGCCATCCACTAGCAACTCTGTCACAATCAAATTCGTATGTAAATACTTCGTACCCTCTGGCTTTAGGAAAATCACGTGGTGTACTTTGTAACATTGTTTTCTTCACAGCACCGAGTCCTTTAGAGTCGTATTTTCCGAGGTGCTTCTCTATGCGATCACATTGATCGTCAGTTAATTCATGTATAGTTTTAATTTTAAAACTCCACGTTTTTTTAGCTTCCGTTAAGTATTGTGTGTACGATTTCATTGCTATGTATTCTCCTATTAATACTATTTATCTTTTTCGGGCAATTGTTTTAAGATTTCTGCAAGCATATCCGTTCTATTACCAATAATACGCCCCTCTGTGCCTTCTGGCTCGTCTAATCCTAATTCATTGTTCTTTTGTGCTACATATGCATCGATTTTTTCACTGTCTTTTTCAAGTCTAGCTTGTCGCATTTGCAATTCTATCATTTTCATTTTTTTGTCCATTTTAGCTTGCTTTGCTTGTAATGCTGCTGATATCATTTTACTTGCACTATCAAATATAGGTGCTGCATGTCTATCTTCAACATTTTTTCCCAAGTCAACTAATTCATCAAATGTTTCCATGGCTTTTTTTGCATATTCGTCCATTTCTCTATCTAACTGTTCTAAACCTTCAACTGTAGGTAATGCAATATTAGCACGTTCTACCATACTCATTTCACCTTTATATTCAGCTATTTCATTTTTAATATCTTCAGTTGTAGGTTCTATATGCTCTGCCTCTTCTCCAGGCATTAAGTCATCTAAATCTGGTAAGTTTAGTTCTTCTTCTAATTTTTTTGTCATATTACTTTTCCAATTATATTAGTACTTATCCTTTTAAAATTCTACTTTTTTCTCTTTTTCTTAGAATTTTGAGGTTTGTTAAATATCTGATGTTCTGTTATTACTCTAAAGCCCATACCTTGTGATTTACACCAAGCATGGCATGCTGCCCATTTAGCTTGATTAACTACTGCCGCTGCTTTCTGTGCTTGCGTTCTTGCTTCTGCTATTGTTTGACTAGCAGGTTTTATTTCAATCATTTCAGCATGATTTTTTCCATTCTTATCTTTATACACAATAAGTAAATCTGGAACATATGTTGTTTGTTTTCCTGTTAATGGATTCTTATATGGAATTCTATGTGTTTCGCTACCCCAACCTAGTATGGCTGGATGATTATCACACATACGCATAACTGCTAGTTCCCAACCACTTCTGTATTGTGGTGCTCGTTTACCTATATATTTGTCTGGCTGTTGTGGGACAAATTGTCCCCTTTGAAACTTCGGCATTAACTTGGGCCGTTTGCAGGAGCTGGTACTTTGTAAGATACGCCATCAATGTTTCTAATTTTTTCACCTTTTTTAAGTGTTCCATCCCATCTTTCTAATTGTGGCTTATTAGTTTTAACAACGGGTTTATGTGTTCCTTTAGCAGGTGGTACTAACGCTGTAGTAAATTCTTCAGCATGTTGATGTACTTCATAATTATCTTCATTTCCTTCTTCAAATGGATCTTCGTCTTGAAAACCAGCATCTGGTGTAGCAGTGTCATCCATAAAAGGAGGCGGTGGTGATGTTCCATCACTTATAATATTATAACCTTCATATGAAAACGATACTCTAAATACCGATGCTGAACTATCAGCATAGTCAAGTGTATCAGTATCAACGTTTGTAATATATGGGTTAAATATTTCTATTGTATTTGATCTATTAGCTGTGTCTTTTCTAATAATCTTTAATGTAGTTATAAAGTTTCTGCTGTTTGGTAGTTCTAATCCTTTTGGAGATTGTAACCACGAAGCATAATCTTCTTCATTCATCGGACCAGCAAAATAATATCTTGCATAGTCCTTTAAAAAGTCTTCAAAATAATGATCTTTTGTATCATACGCTGTTAGAGTAATAGGAGTGTAATCTATACCAGTCTGTACAATATTTTTAGCATTATATTTGTTTAATGTCTGCGTTCTATATGTGAACGTAGGCATTTGAATATTAGCAATGCGTGTCAAATCTAGAGGTCTTGGACTTCCTACATAATTCAAGGATACAGTAAACGAATACTTATTTCTTGGTATTGCGTCTATTTCACCCTGAACTGATGATTGTCCATATATATAATAACCTGCGTCACCTATTGCCATTTTAAAGTTCCTTACTTATTAAAGTGTAGAACCAGTTTGTGAAATATCGTTAGATGCTGTTCCGTTACTTAATTGATCTGAACCATCAATCATGTGTAGTGCGTTATCAAAACGAACTGATAATGTAACTTGTACCATGCTTGAATCTGCATAGTTTAAGTCTCCATACTGTACGTTAGTAATGAAGCAACCTTGTAATTCCCATGCATCAAAAGTTGTTGGCGATGTTGTGCCATTTGCACCATCTAGTGTTTCAATCTTAACACCAAATTTATATGCACTACCTGAGATTGCACTTGATTGATCTGCATGATCAACTTGTTTGTTTAGTTGGTTACCTAATTTTTTAATAACATTTGATTTCATATCATCACGGAATACAATTGTTACTGGATCCCATGTATGCTTACCTGCAAGGTACATTTTTGAGTTATATGAATCAACTACCACTTCCTCGTGTGTTAAATTTGGTCTGCCTGTGCTAATAACATTTTGTGTAACTTCATCAGTTCCAGTCGCTCCGCCTAAGTTACTAAATGTAACTCTGAAACGATATTGTAGCTTCGGCATTAGTGTAGTTCCTGCACTTGCGTCAGTTGGTACACCAAAATTTGTAATTACGGCCATTTTGTTTTCTCCTATAATACTATACTGTAGTATCTTCTTGTTATATTGTATTTATCAAATCAACGCTCAAAAAGATAGGTCACTTTAAAAAGTAACCTATCTTTGGTATTTTTATTGATTGATTATACAACCCAGCCTTCTTGAGCGATAGTTTCGCCTAGTTGACCTGCTGATTGTCCCAAATGGACACTTGAATCAGATGCTAAAATATATGATTTGAACTCTGCAACTTTTGCTGCAGTTTCAAATTGGTATTTGATCCATATTTTAGTATCAATTAATTTGTATTCCATAACGATATCAATTTCACCTGGTGTGAAACCTACAATTGCGTCAGAAATAGCTTGGTGAGCTGAAGATGATTTAAACTGATCTATTGAAGTCCAATCACCCGGTACTCTTCTAATTTTATTAGTTTCCATAATAGTTCTCCTTAGTTACGGCTACAGTCAACACCTTTACGGTCGCCCGCTGGGTGTGAATATGGTAGCACATCAAGTAACCATTTTACTGTTTCTTCACGCTTATCGTCATCGAGACTTAGTGCCGCACTTAAATGATATACTCCGTCAACAAAAGAAAATCCATAATGAACTTTTCTTGTGTTAATTGCGTACCATCTACGTGCTTCTGGTTTAAAAATTTTACCATCTA